GGCTCACAAGGTCCGCGCCATCCGGCGGCGACCATGCGCTTTCGCCGTCCCACACGACCGTGTTCTCAACCACGCCGTCACGGACGACCGCCCACACCGCTTCACGACTCTCAAGGTCCATGTTCAGCCTCCTCAGACGAAACAGTCAATAATGACGATGCCGTTCGCGCCCGCAGCGCCATCAGAAGCAGCAGTAGAGTCACCGATTCCGTGTCCGTTCGCACCGCCGCCATAAAGAAGTCCACTCTGAGGGTTGTCGCCACGCCCACCTTCTCTAGAGCCGCTGAAAAGACTCGCTCCGCCAAAACCTCCCAAAACTCGCGTATCTGAGAGCGTCAGCGCGACCCCGCCGCCGCCGTCGCCACCGGCGATTACAAGGTCGCCGGTACCCGTAGTTCCTCCAGCCTCTCCGGGAGCGGTAAAAATGGGGTCCGATAGAACTCGAATGCCGCCGCCACCTCCATTAGCAGTCACGGTCGCACCGAATGACGACGCTCCACCAGATGAACCGTTACCGCTTGAACCTGCTGCGCCACCGGAGCCGCGAGTGACGGTCACACTCGAGGCAAGACCGGCGATGTCCGTGATGAACGATTCGGCATAAGCACCAGCGCCCCCACCTCCGGATACGGCGGCTTCGGTCGCTCCAGTCGCAGGAAGACCAGCCCCACCTCCACCACCAGCGACCATCCGCACCCGGATAGCGCGCAGTCCGATGTCGCCCGTCCCCAACGGGTCAGCCTTCGCAAAGGAACCCGACGACGTGTAATACCGCGTACCCGCATAGCGGTATCCGGCAGCCACCGTGCTGTCAATAGCTGACCCCAACGAACGGATAGCCGCAGCACCCTGCGACACCGCATCCGAATCATCAGGAGTAGGCCACGAAAAGTTCGGAGTAACCGCCATCAGACACTCACCTCGAAACCCGCCTCACGAATCAGACAGCATCGGCCAGCGACTCCTCAACAGCGAGGATCGCCGCCGCCTTCGCACGCTCAACCTTCTCCGTCTTAATGCGGTGACGGGTCTCGTCCGCGAACCACAGCGCGGACACCTCGTCGACACGGTCGTCGGGGACGTCCTCGACGGCGGCGTGCTGGTTCTTCGGCTTGCGCCACTTGGCGAGGTCGTCGGGCCACTCCTGCGGGAGTGAGTCGAGGACGGCGGTGAGGACGGCGATGTTGTGGTCGTACTGGGCGACCTCTTCGCGTCGTGCTTCGAGGGGTGTCTTCTCTTCCATGTGTTGCTCCTTGTGTTAGATGATTATGCTGTCGTGAAATCTACGCCTCTCGCCAAACCAGCAAGGGGAGTAGATGGGTCTGCGTACTTTGCGCCGAAACCGGGTGACCAAGAATAAGCAGATAGGCCGATGCCGCCGTCGTAGGTTGCCGCGACCGACGAGTCAGCCGCAGAAAATGCCACCCTCGCGCCGTTTGCCGGAATGGCCGGAGACGGGTCGGCGTACTTGGCACCAAATCCGGGACCCCACTCAAAACTTGTAAGATAAGGGGCACGGTCATGTGCCGCGATAACTTCCGTTCCCGTCAAGGACCAAGCGCAATCATTGACTTCGTCGCTGATGCCTCCCGGCGGGTCCGAGTACTTTGTTCCAAAACCGCCCGACCAAGCATACGCCGCCAAATACGGCGAAAGGTTCAACCCCAAAAGAAGGTCTGCCCCTGACGGAGAAAAGGCAGCAGCGTAACAAGGCCTCGTTATTGGAGCAGCCGCATCTGCGTACTTCGCCCCAAAACCGGAAGACCACGAGTAAACCGAAACGTAAGGTGGAGTCGAGTATCCAAGAGCGATGTCCGCGCCCGAAGGGGAAAACGAAATACCGCGGGCGCTGCTTCCTATTGCCGGAGATGGGTCAGCGTACTTTGTGCCAAACCCAGAAGACCATGCGTAAGCAAAAACATGAGGCGCTCCTCCGTAAGTAGCGACGACTATGTCGTCACCGGAGGGGGACCACTGCAAACGTTCGCCCACATTGGGCGGCGCAGAGGCAGGGGCCGCATACCTAGCACCGAAGCCCGGACCCCACGGGTAGACCGAAAAATAAGAACCGTTAAGGTGGGTCGCCGCTACGTCTGCGTTAGATGGAGAAAACTTAACGTCGAAACTAGTGCCGGGAAGTCCGGGAAATGGGTCTGCGTACTTTGCGCCAAAACCGGGTGACCAAGAATAAGCAGATAGGCGAGTACCGAACCCGTGAGAAACAGCAACGGCCGCCCCACCCCCGCCGCTACCAACCGGGAACAGGCGGGTCAGCGCAAGACTCAGACCGAGCCGCATCAGACCAGCCCGACGAGATCCGTCGCGTCCGTCGCCGTCCCGATAGCCGCAGCACGCACCGGCAGGAACGAACCATCCGCGACGTTCGTGAACGTCACCTCCCCACCACCGACCGTCTCGACGACAACGCTGCCACCAGTACCGACGTACAGAGCACGCGCCGCAGTAGACAGGGCACTGCCGTAATCGGCAGTACCGATAGCAAAGGCGTTCTCAGCAGGACCGTCGATGGTCGGCTGGAACGAAGCGAACGGGTCTGCCATTGCTACTCCTTTGAGCGGCTTTTATGCAGGTTATCGGCCTGATCAAGCGGCTCGCTGGCGAGAGTGTAGCGGTCAATAATACCCATCGCAGTAATCGTCGCCCAAAATCGTCTTACACAACGGCGAATGGGCTCCGAAATCGCCATCATCACACAAAATCTCCAGATCCAAGACGTACATAGCCGCCAAGAGGACCGTTCGCCCGCGTAAACCGACGGATAGCTTCAACAACAGCCTGCGGATCAGCAGAAGTAACCGTGACGTTGACGTTGGTGGGAGCAGGGGCAACCTGACGTTCCCGTTCGGCACGCTGTGCTGCGGCCATCTCAGCGAACCTACGAGCCTCGTTCGCCGCCATCTGGGAGTTCACCCCGACAGACGCCTGAATAATCCCAGCAGACTCGTTGATGCCCTTGGACATGCCCTCCATCATGTCCTGCCCGATGTTCTCGAACAGCTTGGATGGGGAGGAGATACCGAGGAAGTTTTTGGTCGCGTTCCAAGCGTTCCGGGCCGCGTCGACGAGGGAATCCTTCAGGGCGGACGCTTTGCTCTTAATTCCGTCAACCATTCCGTCGATGATGGACTTGCCCCACGCTCGAAAACTGTCAACCTTTCCGGCGAACCAGACGGCAAGTTCCATGAAACGGTCGTTGAACCACCTGACCACGTTGTTCTTGAACCAAGTGTCGAACTTGCGGATTCCTTGGAACACGAACTCTACGAGCGCTTCACCGATGTTCTCGAACTCGCGGTCCTGCGTGTTGAACCAGTTTCGGAACCGGACGATGAAGATGGTGATTGCGGCGACGATTGCGGCGATGAGGAGGGCGGGCCAGCCGAAGATTGCGGTGATGAACCCTCCGACGACCTTCAGGAGGGCTTTCGCGCCGACCTTCAGGAGTGCCATGATTGCCGTGCGAATCGTCGCTCCGGCGACCCCAGCGAACCGGAACGCCCACCGTCGAAACGCCCCACGGACGGAAATCAGGAGAGTCTGGAACAGCGGTCGGAGGGCGGTCGCTACTGACGCGAACGCGGTGCGGAACGCGGTGGCGATACCCGACAGGATGATCCGGCCGAGGGATGCGATACCGATAGCGACGAGCTGGATGGCGGTCCAGATGGCCTTCAGGAGCCCCTTGGCGAGGAACGGGACGAGACGGGTGAAGAACGCCCCTCCGAGACGCTTGAACCCGGCGAACAGGGGGCGGAGGAGGAACCGGATTGGCGCTCCGATGATGGGGATGCGGGACACGATCAGCGCTGCGAACAGGCCGTTCAGGAGGCTGTCGCTGAAGATGCTGCTGATGGTGCTGGTGCCTTGGTCGGCCTCGTTTCGGGCCGTGGCCGGGTCGCTGAACATGCCCTTGAAGAACCCGACGAGGAAGTCAACGGCAAACGCGCCGACCGTTATGCCGATAGCGCCCCAGTCCTGCGACTTGGCCCATTCGGCGAGCGGTTCCGTAATGTCCCCGGCGGCCTCGAAAGCGCTGCGGAACGTGTTGGCGATGAACTCGCCGAGCAGCCTTCCGGCCTCCTCTGGGTCGCCCTCGTCAAGCGCGGCGCGGAAGTCCGGCGCAAACTTGCGGAAACGCTCCACAAGCGCCTCCAGTTCGCCAAGGCCGATAGCGCCAAACTCTTGCAGGCTTTCCCGAAACTCGTTGAGCGGCTCACGCAGGTTTTCGTCGAAGAACGTCTTGAACTCCCCGAACTTCGTAATTGAACGGTTGACGAACTCCTCAACTTTGGGGATAGCGCGCTCGACGAAATCCTCGATGGCGGGGAGCTGGCCTTGGAACCACTCGACAAACCGGCCGAGCGGCCCGGCGAGCGCCTCACCAATCGTGATGCCGATGTCGGCGAAACCGGACTGAAGAATGTCGAGTTGCGCGGAGAACGACTGCAACTGCTTGTCGGCAACCTCGTCGGTAACGCCGCCCATCTCGCGCAGGGCGTCTTCGTACTCCCGAATCGCATCCCCACCGCCGAGGAGCTGTCGGATGTTGTTACCAACGGAACGGGTCAGTCCGAGCTGGTCGAGAGTGACGGCCTGCTGGGCGTCGGACATCGGGCCGAGGAGGTCGGTGAACTCGTCCACCACGTCGGCCATGTTCCGAAGGTTCCCCTCCGAATCCAGAACATTAATGCCGAGCTTCTCGAAGTCGTCCTGATTCTTTCCGGCCGCACGGGTCACGTCTCGGAGGACGATGTTCAGCGCCTCACCGGCCGTCGCACCCTTGACACCCTGATCGGCGAAGAACGCAAGGACCGCCGCACCCTCCTCAACGTCCTTCCCGAGGACTCGGAGTGCGGCACCGGCCTTGTTCGTCAGCGCCTCAGAGAACTCCTCTGCCGTCGCGTTAGCGAGCGTGTTCGCGCCGATGAGCACGTCCGACACTCGCGCCATGTTCGCCATGTTCTCGGCGGTGTCGTCAACGGTCAGACCGAGAGCAGACTGCGCATCCGTCAGAAGGTCGGTGGCGCGGGCCATGTCGAACGCACCGGCCTGTGCGAACGCCGCAACCTGCGGGAGAGCCTGCAACGACTGTGTGGCATCCAAACCGGCAGAGGCGAGGAAGAAGAACGACTCTGCGGCCTGCTCGGCGGTGAACCGGGTCGACTTGGCAACGTCGCGGGCCGCCTGCTCCATGTCGGTCCGCATCGTGTCCGACATGTCGCCCATAATGGCGGTCGAACGGGTCATCGCGTCGTCAAACTTGGCGAACTCGCGGATGGAGAACCCTGCGATAGCACCCGCAGCCGACGCGATTACCTTCGCAGCAGCCGCAGCCGCGCCAGCAAGAACACCAAACGCGCTCGCGCCAGTCTTCGTCGCCTTCTGAAGATCGCGGGAATCACCCGCAATCATCACCTGAATGACGCTCGTCTTCCTACCCGCCATGCGTCACCTCAGAGTCTGTTCTGCCGCCGAATGTCGTCAATGTACCCAGCGAAGGCATTAGCAACTTCCTCACGACGCTTGTCAAGCGCGTCGTAAAGGAACGGGTTAGGACGGATAGGGCCACCCTGCCAGCCCTTCGCCGGATCAGGCCGAGACGGCCAACCGAAATGCACAGGCCCGGCATACGGGACGGCCTTACGGCCCGCACGGACATAACCGCCCCGCCGCTGCCCGGCAGAACGAATCGTGTTCGCCATGTTCCCCGAAGCGTGCGGAGGTGTGCGCCAGTACGGCGTCCCAGAGATAACAGACGTGGACCCGTGACGCGGAACAATCCGCTTCGCTTCACCCTCGACGATTTTCGCCGCTTCCAGATGAGCGCGCTTCAGCTCATCAACAGCATCGTCGCCCAAAGCCGTCAACTGCTTCTGAAACTGGCGCAGTCCGACGACGCGAACTCCCGGTTTACTTCTTCCCACGGCGCGCCTGCTTATCCCGCTCGTGCAGGACCGCCAGCATCGCCTTCAGCATGTGACTGTCCT